TTCAGGCTAATGTGGAGCTTCTCCAGAGCCAAGCTGCTGAGAGCCAGAGCCGTGCTCAGAAGCTGTCCCTGGAAGCTCAGGCAGTTCCTGCCAAGGTTGAGAACGATAGGATCCGTGCCATCTCTGCCAACATCAAACCTGGAGAGCAGGACGACATGGAGTTCCAGCGCAGGGCTAAGATTGCTGAACTGGTGCTCAAGGAGCGTGAGATTGCATCCAAGGAAGCCATTGTGGCTAAACAGATGCAAGAACCCACTTGACAAATTAAAACTTTTGTGTTATAATGTAGGTGTCTTACATCCACAAGGAGAAATGTTTGGACCCTAAACTGCAAGAATATTACGAATCTTTACTGAATCTGTTCGCCACTGATGGCTGGAAAAAGTTTCAAGAGGACATGAGAAACAGTCTCGAAAACCTCAACAACATCCAAACCATCCACTCGGAAGAAGATTTTTGGTTAAGAAAGGGACAAATCAATACGCTGTTCTTCATTGTCAATTACGAACATGCAGCTAAAACTGCCTATGAGGAGTTGACTAATGTTGAGAGTGTTTGATTATCTTTGTCCTAATGGGCATCGTACAGAAATGTTCACCTCTGAAATATCAGAGACAACTGAATGTATGTGCGGTGCTACGGCTTTAAGACAGATGAGCACCCCAAGGGTATTCTTGGAAGGTGTTACAGGCGATTTCCCAGGGGCTGCTATGAAATGGGATAAGAAACACGCTGAACAACTTAAAGTCGAACAAAAGCGTAACAGCTCTTAAGAGCCAAAGTTACATTCCTTCCATAATGCTTTTAGCACGGAGAAACAAATATGGCTACATTTATTGACGATACCCCTGAAACTGACGAAGACACTCAGAACATTCAGGAAGCTCAGGAAGCTGAACAACAGCCAACCCCTGAACAAGAGGATGACATCCCCGAACGCTATCGGGGCAAGAGTGCAAAGGACTTGATTCGTATGCACCAGGAAGCTGAGAAGCTGATGGGTCGCCACAGTCAAGAGGTTGGAGAACTCAGGCGAGTTGTAGATGATTTCATCAAACAACAGACGGTAGTCAAAGAAGCCCCTAAAGAAGAAGATGTAGATTTTTTCACTGATCCAGAGAAAGCCATTGATGCTCGTCTAGCAAAGCATCCTAAGCTTATTGAGGCTGAACGTCTTAATGCTGAACTAGCTAAAGAACGTGCGCTCATGGCCCTTCAAAAGGCACACCCCGACTTCTCAGACATTGTACAAAATGATGGGTTTAAGGAGTGGGTTTCTAAGAGTAAGGTGCGTAGCGAACTTCTCAATCGTGCAGACCAGCGTTATGACTTTGAAGCAGCAGATGAACTCTTTACATCCTGGAAAGAACGCCAGGAAATGTTGAAGAACACAACTGCCATTCAACAAGCTGATCGGAAGACACAGCTTAAGCAAGCGTCAACTGGTGCAACTCGTGGAAGCGGTGAGCCTCAAAGCAAGAAAATCTACAGGCGTTCTGATATTGTCGATCTGATGCGTAAAGACCCTGACCGCTATATGGCCTTACAACCTGAAATTATGGCTGCGTATGCGGAGGGTCGTGTAAAATAATTTTGAAAGGAATCTAACATGGCAACTTCTGTTTATCCCGCACAAGGCGGCGCTGCTGGCCTTACCGAAGCTTCTAACTTCCTCCCTGAATTGTGGAGTGATGAGATTATTGCTTCTTACAAAAAGAATCTGGTTCTTTCCCAGTTCGTCCGCAAGATGAGCTTCAAGGGCAAGAAGGGTGATTCTTTGCATATCCCCGCTCCTTCTCGTGGCTTGGCTGCTCAGGCTAAGGCTGAGAACACCGCTGTCACTTTGCAGAACCTCTCGCAAAGCGAAATCGTGGTGACCATCAACAAGCACAAGGAAGTGTCCTACTTGATCGAAGACATCGTTGAAGTGCAAGCCCTGACCAGCCTGCGTTCTTTCTACACGGAAGACGCTGGTTACGCTCTGGCTAAGCAGATTGACGCTGATCTGGTGCAACTGGGTCGTGCTTTCAACGGCGCTACCGTTGGCACTGATGACTACGCCACCTCTGCTTCGTCCACCAAAGCCTACATTGGCTCGGATGGCACGACTGCTTACAACTCGGCAACCTCGAACGCCGCCGCCCTGACTGATGCTGCTATTCGCCGCACCATTCAGCGTCTGGACGACAACGATGTGCCTATGGACGGTCGTTTCTTCATCATCCCCCCGAGCAGCCGTAACACGCTGATGGGCTTGGCTCGCTACACCGAGCAGGCTTTCGTGGGTGAGGCTGGTAGCAACAACACCATCCGTAACGGCGAAATCGGCAACCTGTACGGCATCCCCGTGTTCACCACCACCAACGCTGACTACCTGAACAGTGCTGCTGATGGCTCTGGCACGAACATCGGTCGTGTGGCTCTGATGGGTCACAAGGATTCGATGGTGCTGGTTGAGCAGCAGGGCATCCGTTCGCAAACCCAGTACAAGCAAGAATACCTGGGTACGCTGTTCACCTCTGACACCATCTACGGTGTTAGCGAACTGCGTGACTACGGTGCAGTTGCACTGGCTGTTCCGGCTTAATAGCTGAACGCCTTGGGCTCCTCTTCGGAGGAGTCCTTTTTAGAGGGCTTAGAGAGTCTTCCAGAAAGGAAAAAAGATGGCTAAGTTTAAATGTAAATTGTCTGGTGTCGTTATTGAATTTACCACTGAGGTGGACATTAAGAGCATGGCTGGTCATCCCGACTATGACCGTCTTGACGAAGAAGGGAATGCTGTTCCTGTCGTTGAAGAAGAGAAAGCTCTACCGCTAACGGCTCCTAAACGTGGACGACCTGCTAAGGGGGCATAATGTCGGATATCAGTGAGCGTGACTTTGGGCGTTTGGAGGCTGAAGTGCAGAGTTTGAAGACAGAACTCGATGACATTAAGACAGATGTTAAATGACTTCTGGCCTTAGCCAATAAGTCTAAAGGTGGATTTTGGATGGGTATGACGATTGCCTCCGGGATTGGAGGCTTTGTCACTTTCTTTTTTGATAGGATGTTCAAATGAACACACAGCGTGAATCAAATCGGAGATTTTCATGAGCGCAATGGCAGGTAAATATGTAGCGTTGTTGTTCTTGGCACGTGACATTGCTCATCGTGTCCATCTCAAGACACGCTCCTACGCAGAGCATAAGGCTCTCAATGAGTTTTATGACGAAGTGGTAGACAAGGCTGATGATTTTGCTGAAGCCTATCAGGGCTGCTATAACGAGCTTTTGAACATTCCTCTGCTCACCAACGAATACAAAGGCAACATTGTGGATGTGTTGCAAAAACAGAAAGACTGGATTGAGGCTCATCGTGAGTCGATTTGTCCTCGTGAGAACACAGCTCTGCATAACATCATTGATGAAGCTGTTGCGCTGTACGACTCTACTCTCTATAAACTCCGTTTCCTGAAGTGAGGCTAACATGGCTATGAAACCTAAAACTAAAGCAGGCAAGGCCGCTAAAGTGCAGAAAGTGATGCATGAATACAAGATGGGTACGTTGCATTCTGGTAAGGGTGGCCCTGAAGTGAAGAGCCGTAAACAGGCAGTGGCTATTGCTCTGTCTGAAGCTGGTATGTCTAAAGGTAAGAAGAAGAAATAATGCATCCCTACTCCCGAGAGCAAAGCGTTGGTGTCAACCTCTCTGCGGGGGTACTCACCACTATTTATACGGTTCCTAAAGGCTATTATGCCAAGTGGAACCTTATGTACGTCTTTAATGGTACAGGCTCTACAAAAACAATAACTGCATATTGGACAGATTCTAGTGCCAGCACAGACATTTATGTTTTGAGCGCCAATAGTGTCAACTCCAAAGAATACATCAAGATGGATGGCGGTGCTTATGTTGTGCTTGAAGAAGGCGACACAGTGAAGATGCAGAGTGAAGCAGGCAGCTCATTTAGCACTATCTGCACATTTGAGCTAGTGAAGAAACAAGGAATCTAAATGGCTCTCCCTACTTATTTGCAAATCGTCAACGAAGTGTTGGTGAGATTGCGTGAACCGACAGTGCAAACAGTGTCTGAGAACACCTTGTCCAACCTAATTGGTCAATGGGTGAATGAAGTGAAGCGTCAAGTGAACGACTCGTATGACTGGGACGCTTTGAACACTTCCATCTCAATTAACACTGTTGCTGGTCAATACGAAGGCTACACGCTGACAGGCTCTGGTCTGCGTTTCCGTATTAACGATGTCATCAACACCACTCGGTATTATCCCCTTCAAGGTATTGCCAAGCCTGATCTTGACCGTTACATACACATGATTGCCAATCCTGTTCGCAATCCTCCTACGGCTTATAACCTGGGCGGTGTGGATAGCAACGGAGACACACAAATCTCTTTGTGGCCTATTCCTGATGGTGTATATAACATCCGTTTTAACATTATTAAACCACAAGAAGCTTTGGTAAATAACGCTGATGTATTATTAGTACCTCCTGAGCCTGTGATCTTAGGAGCATTAGCAAGAGCTCAAGCAGAGCGTGGTGAAGATGGTGGAGTACAAGCTGGAGAGACGTATCAACTAATGCGTCAAAGCTTAGCAGATGCTATTGCTTTGGAGTCTGGTCGTTACTTAGAAGAACAAGAATGGGTGTGGGTCTAAATGGCTAGTCAATTAAAGACAGCCTCGATAGCAGCTCCTGGATTCTACGGATTAAACACTCAAGAGTCTAGCATTACCTTGTCTTCAGGGTTTGCTCTGAAGGCACAGAACTGTGTGATTGACAGATACGGTCGTATTGGTGCTCGTCGTGGATGGACACCAGTAAACACCACTGTCAATACAGACTTAGGTGCAGGTAATCCAGTAGAGTTTTTATTTGAAGTAGTTACTGGTGGAGGAACTGATCTCCTCAGTGCTGGTAACAATAAGTTATTCGTAGGATCTACTACGATGACTACGAAGACAGTACGTAATGCAGATAACAGCGGTAATGCTACATACACGATCACTGCGAATAACTGGCAAGGTGCTGCTCTGTCGTATGGCGATGTAAGTGATTTCCAGCCACATGTCTACTTAGCACAAGCTGGTCATCCAATGCTAGTGTACCATGAGCTGCCAGTCTCTGGTGGTGCTTTTGATGCACACGATAGTGGTACATTTGGGTATCAGCGTGTAGGAGATGATGCTAAGTTACCTCCTAATCATAGCACTTCTACATTCATGCCTAGCTGGGTGTTGTCTGCTTATGGTAGAATCTGGTGTGGTGGTATCAGTGGAGATACACAGACTGTTTATTTCAGTGATCTCTTAGCAGGTACAGACTTCTTAAACGGCTCTGCTGGTTATTTAAACCTACAAGAAGTACTCCCGAATGGTGACCCAGTAGTCGCTGCTGCAGCACATAACGGATATATTATATTCTTTGGTAAGAAGAACACAGCTATCTATGCTAATCCTTTAGACACTGCTGCGTTAACATTAGTAGAAGTATTAAATAATGTAGGTTGTATTGCTCGTGATTCAGTACAAAGCTTAGGAACAGATGTGTTGTTTTTATCTGACGCAGGAGTTCGTAGTCTGCAGCGAGTCATCCAAGAGAAGTCTCTGCCAATGCGAGATATCTCTAAGAATGTACGTGATGATCT